TTACTGAGGTAGACGATGTTGCGGATGCACCCAATGGCTCATGGATTCCCGTGAGACAAGCAGATGTATTCGTACTGTCACCATCACAGACAATGAACCCACAGATCTCAGCCGCTCAGACCGCTGTTGAAACTATGCGTAGAGAGATTGGTCAGGCATTCTTAATGTCTGCCTCCTCACTACCAAGTGGCGACCGCGTGACTGCTACTGCTGTTCGTATGATTGGTTCTGAACTTGAGACAGTCTTAGGTGGAGCATTCAGTGCTATCGCTAGAGATCTCATGGAACCAATTGTCAAGCGATCTGTATTCTTAATGATTGAAAAAGAAGAACTTGATACAAGAATGTATGAACAGTTCTTTGATGCTGAAGGTGTACTATCTATTGAAGTAATTACTGGTCTTCAAGCCTTGAGTCGTGACACTGATTTACAAAAGCTTATGCAGATGGGCGATATGGTTCGCAATCTACCTGAGCAAGCAGCCGCTGCATTTAAATGGGAAGAGTATGCTAGAGCGTTGATTACTTCTCTTGGCTTTGATGCCCGTAATTGGGTACGCTCAGCTGAAGACATTCAACAAGAGCAGATGATGCTACAGCAGCAACAGGCTCAGCAGCAGATGGCTCAGGCTTCCACACAGGCAACTGCTGGAGCAATGGGTAACATCATGGCACAAGCAGGACAACAAGATCTCGCACAGAATGGTGGACAGGGTATCATGCAGGTTCTTCAGAACTCTGGTGCTGACATGTCTGCATTTACAGGAGGACAACCTAATGGCTAAGAAAGTTAATAAGGCTAGTATGCCTTGCAACAAACCTCGCAAGTCTCCTAACCCCAATAAGAAGCGGGTAGTAAAGGCTTGTGCTAATGGGCAAGAGAAGATCATTCATTATGGAGCAGCAGGATATGGTAACAACTATAGTCCTGAAGCTCGTAAGTCTTTCAAGGCTAGACATAAGTGTGATTCCGCAAGTAATAAACTCACTGCTAAATACTGGGCATGCAAAGACCTATGGGGTGGACCCGGTAAGTCTAAGACATCATGCCCTAAAAATAGAAAATGTAAGTAATGAGTTCAAGTAAAGCATTACAACAGCAGCAATTATTAAGTAAAAAATTACAAACTCTGTTGTCTTCTTCTTTAAAAAAAACAACTGAACTTACAGTTGCTTTAGACACTAAAGTTAAAACTACACAGTTTGAAGAAATGTTAGCAGAAAAAGCAGCCTTGGTGCATACTCATTCTGTAGCTGATATTATAGGACTAACTGGTGGATTGACACAAAGTGTCAATGTGCAGACCTTTGACAGTAGCGGTACTTGGACGAAACCTGCGGGAGCAGTAACAACAACCATTGTCATGTCAGGTGGAGGATCAGGAGGTATGTATTCAACTACTGCTGCCGGAGGAATTGGTGGAGCAGCGGGTGAACCGTTTGTGATCTCCGTAGCTTCAAGCACATTGGATGCCACCGAATCCGTAACTATTGGAGCAGGTGGAAACGGTGGTATTGGTTCTCCTGCTACAGCACCGACATATGGAGCAGCAACTACTTTTGATAGGTTTATTGCATTAGGAGGTGGCATTGGAACCAGTGCAACCACCGGGTGTCAATACAGAAATATTCAAATCCTTGGATCATCATCAGTCAACGCTTGGGGTGGCGGTGGTGCAGTACTTCAGGGCGGTAGAGTTGGTGGTTTAGGCTCAGGTGGTGGAGCAGGTGGTTCCACAGGATCAGGAAACGGCGCACAAGGTGGTTTAGCGAATACTTGGACTTACCTAAACAACGGAAGTACCAACGGTATTCCGGGTCAAGCAGGTGGAGCGGCAGGTGGAGCAACCCCAAGTGGAGCAGGTAGCGCAGGAACAATAAGTGTTTATGGCTTCGGCTCCGGCGCAGGTGGTGGTGGTGGCACAAATGCTACGAACCAACAAGGTGGCGTAGGTGGCGCAGGAATCCGTGGATCCGGCGGCGGTGGTGCTGGACGATCAGGTTCACTTGCCGTTGGCGCAAATGGTGGTAAAGGTGGCAATGGATTTGCAATCATTACAACGGTGTGCTACACATGATATATAAATACGCAATTATTCAATCAAGCATTGTTTGGACTATTATTGTGTGGGACGGTATTGCGCCGTGGTCACCACCTGAAGGCACTGAACTACTACAACTTGCTGACGGCGAACTATGTGATAGTGGATGGACATACGAAGCAGGTTCAACTCCAAGATTTATTCCTCCTATTAATATTCCTTAATTATAGAAAGCACATAATGGCTAAAGCTAAAGATGCTTGCTATAGTAAAGTCAAGTGGTAAAACATGGCAAAGAAAACATACAAATGTAACTGTGGTAAGACTACCACATGCACGGGCAAAGACGCTACAAAGATAGTGTACCCAAAGAAAGATAAAAAATAATGATTCATACACACACAATGTCACAGTTAAAGACGGTGCAAGAACCAATGAAGCTATTAGCTCCATTTGGAATTACTGCCAATGCTTCTACATATCCAGTTTATTCTCCTACAACCACATTGCCAACTACTGGTGGAACTATTCAGAGTTCTCCTCTTAATTATATTAAGATCTCTCCTGTATTTTTAACTGCCGTAGGCGCAACGCCACGGTTTAAAGTTACTGGTTGGAATACAGTTGCTAGTGTTCCACCTACTTATATTCCTCAACTATTGTTTGAAGGAACTGTATCAGCACAGAACACAACTTCATGTGTATTTACTCCAGTTCAATCTAAAGCTGTTATCAAGGGTGCTCAAGCACTTACTGCAACACTAGTAGCTGGATCCGATGTAACTTTGACAGCGGGAACTACTGCTAATTTAACAGTTGGCATGACATTCAGTAAGAATTCTGGAGCAGGTCTTTTTGGAACTTCTGCAGCTATTGCAACTATTGTTTCTGCAACTCAGTTTACAGTTACTGTGCCTCATAACACTGTAGGTGCAGTTAACTTTGATGCTATGGATAAGATTATTACTCTTCCATCTACAGCTGGATTAGTTGTTGGTCAAACTTTAGTAACTGGTTCTGGTACTGGTACTTTTGGTTCTGGTGCTACAATTCAATCTATTGATTCTTCAACACAGATTACAACTACTGTTACTAATTTAGTGCCTTCATCTCTTGTAACTCCAAACTTAGTAATAAACTTTAGAGGTTTTACAGGATTCTATACTTCTGCAACTATCACTAAGACTCAAGGCGATGGTAAAATTTATAATGCAACTAGTATGAATGACTCTGCTTTTGTATTAGTAGATACACTTGGATGTGAAATAGTTAAAATTGAATTTATAGGTACTACTACAGCTGGCGGTTGTAATGCTTTCTATGGAGCAATGTAATGCATCGTAATCGAACATGGACTTTAGATCCTCCTGAATGGAGGACACAACGGAATCGTTTACTTCCTATAGAGGGAGGAGATGGTTCTACATTAAACTTAGATTTTACTACGGGTGTTCTTGATCCACGATTGACATTTACCCGCGCTTCCAATGCCACGTTTATAAACTCAAGCGGTTACGTTGAATGGACAAAATCAAACTTATGGCTAAGAAGTAATGAGTTAGCCAATGCATCTTGGACTGCTCTTAACGTAACTCGCGTTAGTTCGACAGATCCGAATGATGGCAATACAGCAACTGAGATAAGTGAAACTGCTGTTAACAATGTTCATGCATTAATTCAAGCGGTTGGAAGCATTCGTGGTATGAGATATACCGCTAGTGTGTACATGAAAAAAGGTGTTAATCGAACCGTTGGATGGATACGAGACAATAACGTAAGCAGTGATGCACTTATATTTTACACCTTAACCGGGAGTGGTTCCTATTCGATTGCTAATGCAGGGTATGGGATTACCGGAAGCATCGAACGTGTTGGAACTACCGATTGGTATCGATGCATATTTTCAATTACTTGTGCTACTGGTGCTGATGCAAACATCCAACTAGGAACTGCTGAAAATACTAGTTACGGGTCATGGTCATTTCTTGGCGTTGTTGGCAACAGTATTCATGTATGGGGCGCACAAGCCGAAATGGGATTTGTTGCTCGACCTTTAATTGTTACTACATCAACAGCCAAATATGATGACCCTCGCTTCGACTATAGCCCTACGAACATTGGGGAGCCAAAGGGACTGCTGATTGAGGGGCAGACGCAGAATGCGCTGTATTACTCGCAAGATGTCACGCAAGCCACTAGGTGGACTATTCAAGGTGGCATTCCAAGTTCTTATACATCTATTTCTGCAACTGGCGGGACTGCACCAGACAACACGAATACAGCAAATCTATGTACGGAAAGTACTGCTAATAATTCTCGTTCGCTTTATCAGGGGCTTACCGCAGCAGCGGGAACCTACACGGCTTCCGTTTGGGTAAAGGCTGGGACTGGCAGTACGCGATACATCCGACTTGTACTTCCATCTGCTGCTGGAAACTTTGTTTATGTGACAGTTAATACTGCTACTGGTGTAATAACACAAGCCGCAGCAGTTGGAACAGCAACAGCAGCTAGTGCTACTGTTACTCCATATCCCAACTCTTGGTATCGCATACAATTAACTGGAACACTTGCAGCAGCTGTAAGCTTTGTGTTTATTGTTCCATTAGATTCTGCTACGTCTTCCGTTAACACAAGTGATTATGGACGAGAAGCCTATATTGGTAACGGATCTTCGTTCTATGTGTGGGGCGCACAACTAGAAGCTAACTTTGGTGCATCCTCCTATATACCTACGGGTGCAAGTACGGTCCAGCGGAATGGAGATGATTGTAAGATTACTGGGACTAACTTTTCTTCTTGGTTTAATAACACAGAAGGCACTTGTCTTTTTGTGGGTGACAATTTATTTGTGCCAGCACCAAGTAACTTTGCAAATAGTTGGGGATTAATTAGTGCTGCAAATAGTTTACGAATAAGTAACTACACCAGACACACCGATGGAAGACTTGGAGCATCAGCGCGTTATTTATCAAATCCAGCAAATGCTCTCACTTTTGACTCACCATCAGGATCTCCAACCAACATCACCACAACCGCCGTTTACAAAACTGCATTTGCATTGAAGACAAATGATTTTGCTTACTCGGCAAATGGAAACACTGTTGGACTTGGTGAAGCAGCTGGTACATTTGAAGCTGTTACATCCCTTGAGTTTGCACGAGATGGCATACGAAACGGACACATAAAACAATTTAAATTCTTTCCAACACGACTTTCTAATTCACAATTACAACAACTTACTTCACCTGACTATGTTGCACCTACTCTGAATTTAGATTTTTTAAGTATGTCTAGCCATACAGATTTAATAAATAGTGGTTTAACTTTTAGTAGACCAAGTACTGCGACCTTTGTAAACTCAAGTGGGTATGTGGAGTACGCAGGGGCAAATACTGCTCCGTTTTCTGAATTACTAACTACAGGCTCAAACTACAACGATAATGCAATCCTATCGCGGTCAACCACTACATCACCAACAGGCAACACTGCTGTTGTGTTCTATCCAACACTAGTTTCAGATTATCATCGGCTGCAATTCGGCGCGCCAATTGCAATGGTTGGCGCAACAACAATTAGTGTTTATGTAAAACAAATTGGATCAGATTACCGAGTTGGTATTAACGCAAACGGATATGTGGCTGCTTCTGCAATCTTCAGTTTAATTGATGCTGGGAGTGTGGTAGGGGCGGTTGGTGGAACTGCGCCAAACCGAGCAGCGACAATTACTAAGGTAACTGATGACGGTTGGTATCGAATTACACTTACGGGAACTTATACCTCACTTTCAAGTGTATATGTGTTCATGGCTTCTTCCACATCAACAGACCCCACAGGCTTAAATTTTACTGGTGTTGCAGCCCAAGGCGTTGCCATTTGGGGCTTGCAGATAAACCCCGGCTCCACCGCTCAGACCTACTACCCAACGACCACAGCAGCTTATCACGCCCCTCGGTTCGACTATAGTCCTACAAACATTGGGCAGCCAAGAGGATTGTTAATTGAAGGGCAGACGGCAAACTTAATTAAAGGAAGTCAAACAATTGCGGGTACTGAGTGGTCTTCATCAAGTCCAGCATTTACTGTGGAATTCAACAGCACTGATTTAGTTGCTCCGGATAATACAAATACTACAACAAAGTTGGTTTATACGACTGGATACGCAAGAGCAGTTCAAACAAACATTACAGTATTAGCAAGCACAACATATACATTTTCGTACTGGATTAAAAGTACAGGTATATGTAATTGGAAAATCTACAACGCATCGGCGGGTACGTTTATTGTTGAGAATATTCCAATACCAGCATCAGCAAACTTTCAGCGTGTTACTAGAACCTTTACAACTCCAGTAGGATGTACAAGCATTTGGGCATATGTAGCAGATGATGCAGCGGCTGGTACTTATTATGTGTGGGGCGCACAACTAGAGGCTGGCTCCGGCGCATCCTCTTATATTCCTACGGGTTCGGGTACAGTCACGCGGACTCCTGATCTGTTGGCAGTTACAAACACAGCCACAATGAAGTTAAACACAAACGAAGGAACTTTCTTTGTTGAAACAGAACTTCCTCGTGGTGGAACAACTAGCCCATCACAGTTTGGTACTCCTTATGCAAACGGTTCTTGGTTTGGGCATTTCTATGGTGGAGCCGATGCACTTACTTTGACTGCAAATTGGTGGGGTGGTTCAGTAGGTAGTTTAGCTAGAGGTGGCAATACAAAGTCATTGACAGCATTATCATATGGTGCTTATACTGGTCTAGCATTATCTTTCTCATCTAGTTTAAATGGTGCTTTATCAACAGGAACAATGACTAGTAGTGGTGGTAATAATGCACCAAATCCAGCAACATGGAGTTATATTACACTAGGGTGTAATGCAACTAGTTTGGCTGCAACATCTAGAGATAATTTATATGCTTGTATTAAAAGCTTTAAATATTATCCTGTTAGATTAACTAACGCTCAACTCCAATCAATCACAGCTTAAGAAAGATATTATGGATTATCAATTACGAACAGATACTAAAGAAGAAACCGATGCCGCTCTCGTAGCTGCAGGTATTCTTGCTGAACAAGTACACGAAGGTGTGACAACCCTAGTCCCTACTGGTTTAGTTGCTATTGATTATATCGGCTCAATTTCAAAGCCACCAATTATAGATGAAGAAGGTGTTGTTATTACACCCGGCACAACTGACTCACGATTCCATACAAACATCCGTGTTTGTTTTGAGATGACTGAAGAACAGATTGAGTTGCTTCCTGTTGTTGATCCCGCACCAGCGATTCCCTATCGCGTATTCGCATAAGAAAGGAATACTATGAAGAAGAAACCAGCTAAGAAGATGATGGACAAGAAGATGGATAAGAAGATGGCAGTTAAGAAAGCCGCCTCAAAGAAGAAGCCTTATTAAATTTAACGAAAGATACACAATATGAATGAAGAGACTCCCGATATGATGGAACAATCCTCCGAGACTCCAGTCATGTCTTCGGAACAATCTCTTACATCGACTCCAGAGGATGCTCAGCTTGCTCGTGAGAAAGTAGCCTTTGATGCTTATGTAAGAAACCAAGGTATGGCTGTCCCTGAAAACTTCAAGGATGCCGGAGCTTGGTTTGAGAGTTTAAAGACTGCTCAAAAGGGATACACTCAGTCACGACAAGAAGTCGCAGATCTGAAGAAGAAGTATGAAAACACCCCGTCAACTACTAATCCAGTTACGGGACAACCTGTGGTAGAACCTGTGAAGGAAGTAATTCCTTTGCTACCAGAGGTCTTAAAGATTCCAGAGAACAAGGTTGAAGAGGTAGCCAAGGTAGAAAACATCCCGGCATCCTCAGATGATTGGAAGCAGTGGACCATTGAGTTCACAGCCAACAATGATCTCTCGCCTGAAACATTGGAAGTCATTAAGAAGAAGACTGGTCTTCCTGATTATGTTGTTAATGAATATATGCAGGGACAGAAGGCTAAGATTGAGATGGCTTATACTAAGGCATCTGAGTTAGTTGGTGGTCGAGACGAGTTGAGTAAACTCTTTGTCTGGGCTAGCAAGAATCTCAGTGCTGCAGAACAAGCTTCAGTCAATCAGAACCTAGCATCGGCATCTTGGGATGTAGCCCTCTATGGGCTTCAAGCTAAGTATGCTAAGACCACACAGACAAGCAAGGGTGCAGAACCCAAGCCAAGTGCAAAGGGGCAGATCCCTATTGCATCGACTCAGCAGGGAATCACTGCTTATCAAACTAAGCGAGAGTTCTCTGCAGAGCGTAATCATCCGGGCTTTAACAACGATCCTAAGTATCGTGCATATGTTGAGCAGCGAATGATGCGTACTAACTTTGAAAAATTACCCAAATAATCCGTAGCAAGACAGCGGATCGACTGAGGTTAGCCAAAGGGTAAATCCCCCTTTATGGTAATGGATGACCCTTGGCTAAACTCACTCAACAAAAAGACTCCCTTAGGAATAATCGAACGGTTGAGAATTTTTTGTCTTACAATTTGATATGAATGATATGATCTTTTTTAAGAAAGAATATTACAATGGCTTTTACTAGTACAAATATTGCTGCTGCTGACTTTACACTTCCGCGTACTGGCATTTCAGATAATACTTCGGGTGGATCAAATCCACTTAATAAGCTCTGGTTGCCACTTTGGTCGGGCGAAGTAATCAATGCATATGATCAATTCAACATGTTTGAAAATATGATCACAACCAAGACTCTTACTGGTGGATACTCTTATGAGTTCCCAATCACTGGTACTGTTGG